AGAGCGTGCGACCACGTTCCCGTCGACCACGTATTCGTCGAGAGAGAAGAGCTGTTTCCGTTATTCACCGCCGCTCTCGCGACTAAGGTCTGGCTCGAATTGATGAGCAGAAGGACCGAGTGATTCAGCGTAGTTCCGCTCGAACCCCCTACGGTCGCTTCGGAGAGAGATATCAGGGTCCTGATTCCGGACGCGGGAACCACGTCCGGGTTGAACCAACAGGAGAGCGTAAGCGGCGGAGCGTACGTCGTCGCGCCTCCGAGCTGGATGTAGTCGTCGGTTCCGTCGAAGTCGTATGACATCAGACTGCTCGTAGTTCTACCGCGACGAGCTCAGCGTCGTCGGCTAGGTCGTCCGCGACCGCGGTCCCGTCGCGGGAGATTTTGAGGCGGAAGGCGTCTCCGGCGACGAGCGAATCGAGAGCGGAGGTCCCGGTCATCGTGATCTCGACGATGGTCGGTACGCCCGCGGTCCCGCTCGCGGATCCGCTCGCGGTTACGGTCGATCCGAAAGAGTCGACGTCGAGGTCCGTCGCGGTGTCGATCCTTTGGATCGAGGCTCCCCATACGACCGCGTTCGTCGTCGTCGACGTCGACGGAGTCCAGAAGAGCCGGACCTTGAGTCCGTCCGTAGTAACCGCCGCCTCGGGAAGTACGGAGACGAAGACTCCCGATTCGAGAGCGGTCGCGTCGTAGTCGAGGACCGCGATCCCGTTCCGCGTGTCGAAGGTCGCGTACGCGGACGTCGTCGGCTGATTGTCGAGCGGGGTGAAGCGGGCGTACGTCTTCGTCCCTCCGCCGGTCCCGCTCGGGGTCGACCACGTCATGTCGCCTCGAAGGAAGGTCGATGTGCTCGCGGTTCCGGACGTCCCGACCTCGGTCGCGGCGATGGTCCCTACCGAGACGGATCCTCCGACCGCGGTCTGCTTGAGGAACTGCGCGGTCCCTCCGGTCGTCGAGAGGTCCGCCGCGAGACCGCCGCGAGCGACCGCGAGCGTACCCGCTTGGATATCGCCCGCAGAATGGGTATGGGTCCCGAGAGCGATCGTGAGGTTCCCGCCCGCTCCCGCGTCCGTCGAGGCTAGTCCGGTCCCGATGGTCAGGACCCGCTCGGACGTCAGCGTCGCGTTCGTCCCGAGGACGACGTACGAGGCGTCCGTAGGAGCTCCGCCGCTACCGCCGGGAGGCGTACCCCACGTGAGGTCGCCTCGGAGGTAGGTATCCGTCCCGGGCGTACCGCTCGTAGCCAGCTCGGTCGCGGCTACGACGGAGACGGAGACCGCCGCTCCCGCCGCGGTCTGCTTGAGGAATCGACCCGAGCCTCCGGTCGCGGATAGGTCCGCGGCGAGACCTCCGACCGAGAGCGCGAGCGTCCCGCTCGTAATGTTCGAGGCGACGTGGTTGTGGGTCGGGAGATCGGTCGCGACGATCGCCGAGACGGATACCGCGGCTCCGAGAGCGGTCTGCCGAAGGAAGCCCGGACCGAATCCGGAGATATCCGCGGCGAGACCGCCGCGAGCGAGAGCGAGCGTCCCGGTCGCGATCTCGGAAGCAGAATGGGTATGGGTTCCGAGAGCGAGCGAGAGCGTCCCTCCGGCTCCGCCATCGGTCGAGGCGAGCCCGGTCCCGATCGAGAGAGCTCGCTCGGCGGAGAGGCTCGCGTTCGTCCCTAGGACGATGTACGAAGCGTTCGTAGGAGCTCCGCCCGATCCGCCTCCGGAGACCTCGATCCCGCCGGTCGAGGTCCCGTCCCCGATGTAGAGCTTCTGGGTATCCGTAATCCAGAGCGGTTCGCCCGCCGCGGGCGTAACCGTCGAGCGTTGGGAATCGGTTCCCCGTCGGAACTGAAGAGGCATACGACGATCCTATCCGAAGTCGAGAGGGAGTCTCGACGGGCTCGCGAGCGTACCTCCGTCGAGCGAGATGATCGTGGTCGGAGACGCGAGCGTCCCGAAGTCGATACCCAGACCCGTTATCCCGTAGGGGAGCGCGCGTCCCGCCTCGCTCATCAGGACGAGGTAGTCCGGAGCGACGACGGTCTCGTCTTCACCGAACGTCGGAGGGAATCGCCGCATCGGTCTCCTCGGGTAGCGGAGTCCAGTCGTAGTCCGCGATGGTCCATCCGGCGAGACCCGCGGAGTCGTGCCATCCGAGGTCGACGAAGTCCCCGGTCTTCTCGTCGTACGCGGCGAGCCGGACCCTACCCTCCGCTTGGAGGATCATCCGGGGATCTCCCGGAGGAGCGATCGTTCGGAGCCTGTCTTCGCATCCGGTCGATAGCGCGGCGGACGCGATCGCGGTGACCGCCAGAGCGGAGTACGCGGACCCGGGGATCGGTCGCTCGATCGAGGAGCGCGATGAGGACCGCGGCGACGATCGCTCCGAGCAGGACCCCGAGCTCCGCCATTTCACGGATTCCCCGCGGTCGAGCTACCGGGGAGACCGGTGACTTTCGCGTCCTTCGCAAAGAGGAGACCGAACCCGGCGACGAGAGCCGCGGCGAGCGCGGCGACGTCGGGCTCGGTCGTCGGGTCGGAGTCGAGGACCGCTTTCGCGAACCCGAGGACCGCGGTCAGGATCGCGATGACTCCGAGCGAGGTAGTCCGCCACGAGGCGTTCGTCTTCAGCATTGTTCCTCCGGGGTGTGGTGTTCTGGCCGTCGGAGTCCTCCGACGGAGTAGGAGAGGCGAGAGAGTTCCGAGCGTACCTGTGCCATCCCGATTTCGAGAGCGCGGATCCGGTGCTCGACGAGCTCGCGGTCCTTCCGGATCTCGGTCGCGAGGAGCTCGATCCTCGACTCCAGTCTCGCGATTCTCGTGGTTACGACGACGACGAAACCGACGAGCGTCGAGAGGATCGTAACTACCTGCACCACCGTCGGGAGCCAATCGTTCACGCGGTCGCTCCGTTCGTCGGGATGCGTACTCCGACCGTCCAGTCCCCGAATCCGACCGAGTTCTCCCTCCGGATCCGTACCCGTATGTCTTCGTTCGGGAGTCCGAGCGTAACGCTCGCGGACGTAACCGAACCGGCTGCGGTCACCGCGGACGTGGTCGACGTCGCGGAAATCCGGGCGTACTCGAAATGGGTCGTGACCGCGGAGATCGGATCCTGCCCGGGAGGACCGTTCGTCCACGATATCGAGCAGGTCTGTCCGAGACCGTCGACGGTCGCGGCTACGCTCGCGAGGTCTGGGTACGACGGGAACGGGAGACGATGGAGCTTGGAATAACGTAGAGCCATCGGACCCCGATGATACCGGAGCTCTACGCGCGGTCCGCCTCCCCTACCCTCCGGGGAGACACCGGAGAGACGACGATCTCGACGCGCGGTCTCGCTCGATCGTACCCGACCTCGATCGGCAGGTGGATGACCCCGCTATCGTCTTCGAGGATCCCGGCGTCCACCAGTCCGTCGTACGCGGATTTCATCGACGCGAGCAGGTTGTCTCGATCGCGTCGACGACGGTCCCGGAACCAGAACCGGGAGAGGATCGTCGCCTCGCGGAGCGCGACCCATCCGCTCGGTCGCTCCGCGGTCGCGGTCCACGCGGCGAGCTGGCGGTACTTCCGAACCTCGCGAGCCCGGATGGTCCAATGTCCCCGCGAGTTTGGCGAGAGCCTCGGGGACGGGAGCCGGAGTACGACGGTCACCAAGCGAAGCTCCCCTGCGGGTCAAGTTCGTCTTCCGGATCCAGTTCGAGGTCGATAGCCGGAGTCCGGGATCGCATCTCCTCGTACCGTACGAGATCGCAGGTCGCGGCGACGATCGCCTCGACGAGAGCCGGACCGTCTCCTCCGACCTCGTTCTCCGCGATCTCGGTCCCGGCGATGGCTACGGTGGCGGTCCCGACCCGGACGAGCCGAACCTCCCCGCGACGTTCCAGAAGAGCCTCGACGAGCTGTAACGCGACCGCGAGCTCGCCTGCGGTCGAGGGTCGGAGACCGAGCATCCGCGCCGCGGCGGTAGCTCGCGACGGGTCGCTCGGTTCGTCCGCGCCTCGGAGGAGCATTTCAGGTCTGGTCGAGCCTTTCGAGCTCGACTCCGGAGACGTCGGGGTGACGTCGGAAATACTCGGAGACCCGAAGGACGAAGGCGGAGACGTCCTCTTCGAGCTCGATCCTCTTCGCGATGAGGAACTCGCTCTGGCGTCCGTCCCGGAATACGAGCGTATCTCCGGTCTCGGAGCTCTCGACGAGGAGTACGTCCGTCTCGGGGACGTAGCCGAAGAGGAGCGTCAAGCGGTCGCTCCGCTTCGGCAGGGTGACCACGACCCATCCCGGGGTCTGGAGGTCCTCGATCATCTCGGGATCCTCGTCGGATAGGAGACCGTCCAGAAGCTCGAAATATCCAGCTCCACCACCGGTCCGATGTCGAGCGGATCGCCGCGGTCCTTCCGTCCTCCCTCGGTCATGACGTAGGCTCCGACGCGGGACAGGTCGAGGATCGCGAGACGGTCCGTCCAGTTCACCGCGAGGATCGCCGGGATCGCCCGGGTCCGGGAGATCCTCCGTAGGGTCGTGAACTTCTCCGCACAGAGGAGGAAGGTCTCGAAGCGGTTCGACGGGATCGTCCGGCATTTCACCTCGACGATAGCACGAGGTTCCCCGGTGCTGTCGAAGAGTTCCGCGTCGAACGCCTCGAAGCGATCGGTCTCTCGGAACCCGTAGCCGAAGGCGGACGCCACGGTCTCGACGATCGCGGTCTGTCGCTTCCGGTCGTCGGGCTTCTCGTATACCGGTCGCGAGCTAGTTCCCATCGTCGAGGCTCTTCTGGAGGCGGTTGATGGACGCCTGAAGAGCCGCGACCGCAGCCCACGCCCCGTCGCGTTCGGCGACTAGGTTCTCGATTTCCTTCGCCGCTACCCGAAGCTCGCGGGCTTCTCCGGCGAGCTCGGGATCCCGTTCCTCGATCGTATCCGCGATGATCCGGAGTCCGATCGCGTGCGCCCGCGACATCGCGGAGGTAGGTCCTGTCTTGGTCATACGGTCTGCTCTCTTTCGGTCTGGGTCCAGAGTTCCTCGGGGATCCGAGGCGGTATCTCTCGATCGAGTTCGGCGAAGGTCTTGGTCCCGAGCGTCTCGCTCTCGATGTATACGAGGCAGGTCTCGGCTCCGCTCTTTCCCGGAGCGTATCGGGCGAACCGGTGCTGGATGTATCGCCATTCCGATTTGAAGCTCTTCGCGACGAGATAGGCTCGTGGTCCGTACGCGGTCATCGAGACGGTCCGTACCGTCCCGTCCCACGGACCTCCGACGAAGAGAGCTCGAATCGGAACTCCCTGCCCGGGACCGTAGCAGTCCCATCCCTTCTCCGTCGCGAATCGTTTCGGAGGATGGGTCGTCGGCTCGTCCCAGAAGTCCGATTGCTGTTCGCACCACATCCGTCTCGCCTCGTCCCTCTCACGGGTCAGTCGCTCGATCTCGTCCGCCGCGGCGGAGATGCGGGCGTCCGTTCTCTGGACTAACTCCAGAGCCATCGGATGGCTGAAATCCGAAGAGTCGAAAGCGTTGACGTACGCTCGAAGCCAGTCGACGAGAGGCAGAGTCTCGATCCGTTCGAGAAGTTCTAGCCAAGTCCGAGCGTACTCGTCTCTCGGTCTGGAAAGCTCCTCGATCGCATCCGCCGCGTCGGTGCATACGTTCGGCTCGATCGGTCCCGACATCTCGCGGAGCCTACGGACGAGGTCCTCGGGGTTTCGAGAGCTCATATCCGGGTGACTCCTCGATTTCGTTCGAGCAGGTAGTAAAGGACTCGGAACGCCCGCGGCGAGATGGTCTGCTTCCCGTTGCGGATGAGCGAGAGGTAGGTCGGGGAGAGCTTCGTCTTCGAGGCGAGCTTCCGGAGCGAACCCTGCTCCGCGATCGCCGCCTCGACGAGACGGACCTGTACGCGATCGAGACACCATTTCGTCCGTCGCTTGTCGTGTTCGAGAAGGACTACGGATCCGAGCCCGTGTTCAAGATCGCGGGCGAAGTTCGCTTCCACGATTTCGAGATCCGGGAAGAGCTCGTCCTTCGTCGCCTTCCGTCTCGTCGGGGTTCGGTCAGGCATAGGTCCTCCGGTTCTCCCCGCGCATCGAGGCGAGTACCTGCTCGCGTACCCCGGGACGTTCGAGCTGGATGGAAGCCCAGACCATCCCGACCGCGAAGCGTCCCCACGTCTTCGGGTCGTGTCCGAGCTTCCCGACGAGGAACCCGAGCGGACCGTTCGAGATCCGGTCGAGAGCCTCCCACCGGGTGAACGGGTCGAGCTTCAGGAGCTCTTCGAGCATCATCCGGTGGTCCGCCTCGACCTCCGCGAGATCGTCCTCGCGGGTCTTCCTCGGATTGTCCGTCTCGGTCTTCGCCCGCGTAGCGGCGCTCTGCTCCCGCTCGATCTCGCGGAACGCTTCCGCGATCCACCGCAGCTCCGGTTGACTCGACGAGTAGCGGAGCTTCACCCGGTTCAGGGCTTCCGAGACCCAGAACTGGTTCCGTCCCTCGAAGGTATTCCGGAAGAGTTCGAGCCAGTCCCCGGGAAAGAGAGCGGTAGGCCAGAGTCCCTTCAGCTTCTCCGTGTTCGTCCCGAACGTCGTACTTCTCATCGGTTGTCTCCTAGTATCGCGCCCGACGGGGTCCGGATCGTTCCATCCGGTAGCCGCGAGCATCCGAGCGGGAGCGTACCTCTCGACGGACCGTCCGTCGAGGAACGTACCCGCGACTCCTGAACCCGAAGGAACCAGTTCGTGAGGAAGGCTCGATAGTTCCGCTTCCTCCGAGCCGGGTCCCTTCCGAGCATCCACGCGTGCGCCTTCGCGAGCTCGACGTCGACATCGGCAAGGGGAGCTGCTTCGCTCCACGCCTTCCGGAGCTCCGGCTCGATCCCTCCGAACCCTCCGCTCTCGCTCCAAGTCAGAGCCGTTCGACGTCGTCGACCGGTCGCTCCGACCGCGTCGACGGAAGACTCTCCGCTAGGAGAGTCCTGTTCTGTCTTTGTCTCTTTCTCTTTCTCTGTCTCTTTCTTTGTCTGGCATCCCTTTGCCATCGCCTTTGCTATCCGCTTGCCATCCGCTTGCCATCGGTTCTCCGCTCCCCGCCTCCCCGCCTCCGATCGCTTATCTCGAAGCTCGGGGAAGGTAGTACCGGCGAACTTGAACTGAAGTACCGGCTCGGGATCCCCGACCCGCTCCGCCCATCCGACATCCACGAGAGCGTCGACGAACCCCGGAGGAGTACCGGTCGCCTCTTCTACGAGGCTCGCGGGGAGGTTCGTCCTCGGTCCGTAGGTCTGAACCCACGCCCAGAGGGAGACGAGAGCGCCCGCGGTTTCGAGCCTGCTCGACCTCGTCCGCGAGACGAGCGCGAGGAACTTCGGTTTCCGGAATAGGTCGACGTCGACCTTGACCCATCGGTCCATCGGTTGTCTCCTAGTAGAACGGTCCCGGTACATCCGCGAGCGACGTACCGGGACCGTGAGAGCGTCATCGGATCGAGAGCCGTCGACCCCGTTCCCCGAGCGTTGCGAACGGTAACGCCTGCCCGGATTCGAGGCAAGCCCGGATGCGTTCTCGATCCGGCTCGGTCTTCGTAACCGTCCGGGTCCAGTCCGCGGGGACGTCGAGGTCGAGGATGAGCGGAGCCTTCCCTCCGTTCCCGACGATCGAGAGCGTATACCGCTCCGTCTCGACCTTCCGGAGACCTCGCTCCTCGAACGCTTGCAGGAGACGGCTCTGGAGGAAGTCCGCGCTCGCCTCGTCCGCCTTCGCCCGCCTCGCGAGACGCTCCGCCTCCGACGCCCGCGACTCCGCCCGGAGCCGGAGCTCCGAGATGAGCGCCGCGTAATTGTCTGCCTTCGTCGAGAGGTTCGAGTCGAGCTCCGACATCCAGTCCTCGATCGCCTCCGCCACGTTCGGGTTCGAGACGTCTCCTCCGACCTCCGCGAGCAGGTCGTCGAGCGCCGCGAGATCCTCCGTGATTTCGAGCAGGGTCCTCTTCGTCTTCATCGCTGTTCCTCCGTAGCGTTCTTCCGTACCTCGATCCTCGACTCCACGAAGGCGTCGAGGTCTTCCCGGCGGAAGCGGACCGTCCGCCATCCGAGCCGGACCTGTTGGAGCTTCCCGTCCCGGACCAAGTCCCGGAGCGTCTTCAGGTGAATCCGGAGGTACTCCGCCGCCTCGCGGGAAGTCATTACCTCAGAAGGGGATATCGTCATCGGAGACCTCCGTATCGGTGTTCTGGTTCGTACCGGTGTCGACCGCCTCGACCGGTTCGCGGATCGCTTCGAGATCGAGTCCGCCGCGGGACTCTTTGGAGACGATCTCCGCGTCCCGGTCCTTCAGCTTCCGGGCGAGCTCCGCGACCTTGTCGTCGAAGGTCGAGAGCCAGAGCTCCTGCTCCCCGTCGTTGACCAGAACGGAGAACCGGACCCACGGTCGACCCTTCGTCTCCCCGCTCTTCTCCCCGACGCGGATGACCCGAACCGAGCGCCAGAGGTGGCTCGCTCCCGGGACGAAACCCCGGACCGCGGCGAACTCCCCGCCCGCGGGCGAGCTCTTCGCCTTCACCTGTTCCTGCTTCTCGCTCTCCTCCCGGAGCCGCGAGGAGACGCTCTTCGCGATCGCCTCGGGAACCGAGACCTTCGAGGCGAGCTGCGGAGCCGGAGCCGGAGGAGCCTTCTGCGGAGTCGACGGAGCGACCGGACGAGGAGCGAACTTCGGGCTCCGCGTCTCCGGCTCCGGGCTCGCCGCGTTCGCGTCATCGTCCTCGATCCCGACCACCCCGAGCGCGCTCGAAATCGAGTACCTCCGCGCGTAGGTGATTGCCGAACCGGTGGACTGGGGCTGCGAAAGGTCGACGCGGACCGGGATCGGAGCGAGCCGGAGCTCGTCCCCGTTCCCGTTCCGGATGACGGTGACGCAGAGCAGGTTCCCGTCCGCCATCGGCTCGAAGTCGCTCGCGAGCGAGAGACCGAATAGAGCGAGGTGGGGCCGACAGGTTTCGAGGTAGCTCCCGATGGTCGCGTACTTCTGGCCGAAGCGGGTGTTCACCCGGTCGAGAGCGGGAGAAGGCATCTCGGTCAGGGCCGCGGCGAACGTCGCCGCGATCGTCTTCTGGTTCCGCTCGGGGATCTCTCCCGAGCTTCTCTCCACGGTCTTCATCGCTTGTCTCCGTATCCGGTTCGGACGATCCCGCTACGTCGACCGGATTCGACGCAGAAGGGGAGTAGGATCGCGAAGAGAGCTACGCAGCTCCCTCCGATGGTCAGGGCGATTTCAGGCGCGCTCATCGCAGAGCCTTCCCGTAGGAGTCGAGGCGAGAGCGATCCGACGGAGCTCTCCGAGGAGCTGCTCGTCGCGAGCGGGACGCGGGAGGAACGGGTTCCGCGAAGGGTCGTACATCTCCCCGAGATCGTTGAAGACCTCGCGGCAGAGCTGCGGATCCGCGATCCGGAAGTCCTCGGTCTCCGCCGCAGCCATCGCGGAGATCGCGAGACCGGAAAGGAACCCGAGGAGATGGGCTCGTCGCTCCCCGCTCGGGAGGTTCGAGTCCGAGGCGTGATACGCGAACTCGCTCCGGAACCGCTCGACGAGATTCCGGGTGACCGGATAGCAGGCGGGAACCTCCGGCTCCCGGGTCATCCAGTCTCCGGCGACGAGGTCCGCTCCGTCCTCGAAGCGGTTCCCGTCCGTCAGGGCGATCTCGAAGACTCCTCCGGCTCGACCGTCCTGCTGAACGATTCGAGCGACCGTCCCGCGGTATACGGTCGAGTTCCCGGGGACTTGGATCCGAACGCGGTCTCCGACGTTGTAGCTGTTCTGGGTCTTCATCGACTTGTCTCCTAGTAGGTCGAGCTCCTCGCTCGACGGTCTGCGTACCCTACCCTGCTTCGGTTCGTTCTGCCAGTCTTCTACGGTACTTTCTTCGGATTTCCTTCCTCGTCCGTTATCGACCGGTCTCGATATCGGCGAGATGCTTGCGGAGGCTCTGGTTCCGGTGGATCGGATCCGAGCGGTTCGCGAGCTCGCGAGCGCCCGCGGCGAACGCGGCGAGAAGAGCCTCGCGGACGGTCCAGACCGCGACCTCGCGGAAGTCCGCTCCGGACTTCGTCTCGGTCAGGCTCGGGAAGAGAAGACACTCCGCGGCGATTTCGGCGATGAGCTTCTCGGGGTTCTGCTTCGGCGGGAGGCGGGTCATCGGTGGATCTCCTAGTAGGTCGAGCACCATCGCTCGACGTCGAGACTATACCTCGGGTCGGGAGGTTCTGCCAGTCTTCCGCGGTACTTTCGAGGTATTTCCCGAAGGTTATTTCGGACGTTCCGTAAGTCTCGGTTCCTCCGTACCTTCCGATCGCGGGGAGACCCAGAAGCCCGGGACGATCGAGGATCTCCGGAGGAACCCGGAGACCCCGGATACCTCGGGGACCCGTCGCGAACCCGTCGCGGCTCCGTCGTCGAGCCGTCGCGGATCCGTCGTCGAGCCGTCGCTCCCGGGGTCCTCGCGGAGCTCGGTCAGGAGAACGTCTCCTCCCGCGATCGGTTCGAGCCTCGCGAACCCGTCGAGCGAGAAGCTCCCGAACTGGTACGGGAGGACGAGGACCGTCGCTCCCTCTTCGAGCTCGCGAGCGATCTCGACCGCGAGACAGAGCGCCTCGTCTCGGTCTCCGATCGTTCCCGCGTCCTCGATCTCTTCGAGGCTCCCGTCCGCTCGACCGATCGCGAGCTCGTACGTCGACTCGGAGCGAGCCAGTCCCGGAGTCCGGTCCGCCGGGTCGTAGGGGAACCACGCGAACGGAGGCTCCGCGAGCTCCGGCTCGACCGCGAGCGGACTCTTCCCGACGACGTCGAGCGCGAGCGAGATGCTTCGGTGTTGGTGCGATTTCATCGCGAGGTATCCCAGAAGTTCGAGCCGAAGGACGTACCTCCGGCAAAGTCCCCGGATCTCCTGTCGGAGACCCGGGGAGGATCGTTCAGAACTCCGCGTGTCGCGAGACGGGATCCCGAGTCCAGACCACCGGCTCGGAATCGCCCGCGAAGTACCACGCCCCGTCGCGATAGCGGATGTCGAAATGGTCCTCTTCGACGTCGACCTCGTGGATCCAGACCTGCTCGTCGAGCTTCGGCTCTCGACGGATACCGCCTCGCGAGCTCCACGAGTAGGTCTCCCATTTCCCGGGGATCCTCGTAGCCTTCATCGCCCGGACCTCGACCGTAGTCCGGTTCCGGAACCGGAGGACCTCGTACGCTCGGACCGAGCAGGTCTTCGCGTCCGGAGTCTCCCGGGAGATCCGCGAGACGTACGGGAGATCGGACTTCCATCCTCCCGCCTCGATCGCGGAGGCGCATCCGGGGAAGACCGCGAACGTCTCCGGATACTCGACGAGCTCTTCTCCCTCGACGGTCCGCGTGATTCGCTCGACGACCGAGGCTCTGATACCGCGGCTCGGTCTGCTCTGGATCATCTCGATCGCGTGTCTCGAAGCGTCCTCGTAGGAGTCGAACAGATCGCTCTCGATCGCGTCCCCGTGTTCGTCGATGGCGATCGCCACCCATTCGACCTCTTCCCGTACGGTCCTCTTCGTCTTCATCGCAGGTCTCCTAGCTGGTTCGAGCCGGAGGACGCTCCTCCGGCGGAATCGGTCCGGACGGGTTTCCCCGTCCGGACCGGGCGAGCGGTCAGAAGTTGCTGTCGTAGAACTCGCGCGGCTCGGTCGAGAGGACGAAGTTGCATCCGCTCGCGGACTTCCATCCCCGCTTCCCGAGGCGGATACGGACGATCGGATGCTCCGGGCTCGACTCGAAGGTGTAGGTCCGCTCGCGATCGTTCGAGACGTGTCCGGCGAACCCTCCGACGGAGACCGCCGGACGCCAGCTCGGGTCGGGGATCGCGTTCATCCGGCGGACCTCGACGGTCTTCTCGGAGACCGTTCGGACGATCTCGTAGCAGGCGACGTCGGAGTACGAGACGTGGAGGGCGTAGCGGACGGTTTCGAGAGAGGCGGTATTCATCGGTCGGGCTCCTAGTAGGTCGAGCACCATCGCTCGACTCGAAGACTATACCCCGCCTTCTACCCTTCTGCCAGTCTTCTACGGTACTTTCGCGGTACTTTCTTGGTCTTATAGCCACAAGTCCCGGAGAAACCGGGACTTATGAACGCGGATTTTTTTCGTCGAGACGAGTCTCGCGGGCTCGTCCGGTAGGGCAGGGGACAGCTCTGGAGGCGTCCGCCGGTTCTCCGGCTACCTCGGGACGTCCGGGATCTCCGGCTCCTCGTAGGTCAACGCAGGACCCGGAGGACGAGGTCCGGACCCGACGAGCCTCGACCCTTCTACAAACAGAACGCCCGCCTCCGGCTCCGGAGGCGGGCGCTACTAGGAGACCGGGGGATGAAGACCCGGCTAGGAGATGAGGCTATCCGAGATCGTCGCCGAAGTCGAGGACGCGGAGGGGAGAACGATTCCGCTTTCGTACAGACCGAAGAAACGATCCAGTTCGAGGTTGAACTGCCCGACCGCGTTGGCGGAGATCGCGACCGTCGCGAGATCGCCTCTCCTCGAATCGGTGCTACCGGGGAGGATCGCGACCGCGGGACCTCCCGGAGCGAGACGGGTCATAGCGGTCAGGACGATATCGTCGACGTATACGCTCCGACCGTTCGAGAGAGCGGTGGTCAGCTCGACCACGAGGTACGTCTCGTCCGGGATGTCGATGGGCGATACGACCGAGACGGATTGTCGAGCGTAGCTCGACGTCGTCGCGGAGAGCGTAACGGTCACGAACATACTCGACCCGAGTACGTTCCCCGCGGAGTCCTGAACCGAGACCTGAAGTACCCCGCCCGCGGGAGCGGTCCCGTCGTTGCGGATCCAGAACGATAGGTGGTACAGGGTATCGCCGCGAACCCGGGAGTTCGTACCGTCGGGATGGGCGAACCGCTGCTTCAGCTTCGTGAGATTCGAGCCGTCGCCGGTAATCGCGAGAGCGGTAGTCCCGCGGAACTTCGTCGACGCCGAAGAGACGTGCGTCCCCGCGGTCCCGACCGCCAGAGACCATTGAACCGGGACGTTCGAGGCGAAGCTCTCGAAGTCCGAATTGGTCAGGAGATTGTCTCCGGGATTCGCTCCGACCTTTCCGTCCATCGACGAGCTCGTCGCGGTCACCCGAAGCTTCGCTCCGGACCCGGACCTCCATCTCCGATCGAGGTTCGGATACGACCGCTCGCCTTCGACGTGCCATATCTCGGATCCGCTACGAGTACCGCCCGTCTTCGTATCGGTCTGGCAGACGAAGGTTAGGGTCTCGGTTCGTACGCAGGGGAAATCGACGAGCTTCGAGGAGAAGACCACGCGGTCCTTGATGAGCTTCGTACATTCGCAGGAGACGACCACGACCGCGTTCCCGACGTTCGAGCTCGCGTACGACGGGCTCGCCACCGTGAACGTCGTACGCTCGACGGAGTCAGAGCTCGCGACCAGCTGCGCGGCGAGCTCCCGGAGAGCGTCGTCGACGGTCTTCGACGGGAGCGGAGAGTCCGCGTCGACCGTCTCGATGAGCGTACGAGCAGCCGCCTGCCGAATCGCTTCGAGCGTCGAGAGACTTGGGAGCGCGACGAGATCCTCGTCCGCGATCGAGCGTACCTGCTCGGTCGCGATGGGGATCGTTCCCGCGGTCGACGAGTACGCGGAGAGGACGGCTCGTACTCCCGTCGTCGCGGTCGAGCTCGTCGGAGCGATAGCCTGCTGGTGCTGGCGGATCGTCTTCGCGAGTCCGAACAGCTTCCCGAGCCGAGTAAAGAGACCGCCGTTTCCCGTTAGTACGACCGCCATACGAGCATCCTACCAGTGGCTCTTCGGACAGGACTCCGACGCGAGCCGGACCTTATAGCGGAGGAGACATCCGCATCCGCCTCCGCGCGAGTCGCAGACCCCGTCGCGAAACAGTCCGGATGGACAGCTCCGGCAGACCGCGAGTCTCGCCTCGATCGTCTCCTCGCTCGCTCGATCCACGCCGGAGATCGCCTTCGCGATTCCGCGGAGACCGTCGAACGCGCGAACGTAGTCCGCGACCGTACCTCTCTCCGGGAGGATCATCCGACCGCCACCGATATGGTCTCGTTCCCAAGAACGTACTCTCCCGATGCGCTCGCCTGTCCGGTACGGGAGAAAGAGTTCGCGTAGTACGTCCTGTTCACGCTCTGCGAAGACGAGACGACCGGTACTCCGAGATTGAACGGGTTCGGACTATTCCACTCGACCCCGTCCGCGCTCGCGGATATTCCCGCGGGACAGTCCGGTGTACCTCCGAAGACTCCGATGGGACAGGGAGGTATCGGAGGAACTACTAACTTCGACGCTCCGATGACTCCTACCGGCGATGAGCTCCCGGTATAGCTCTGTCCGTTGTAAGAGCTCGGACCCGAGATGAAGAACTCCGCGGTGAACGGATACCCGTACACCGCTCGTACCACGTGCCCGGTCGCGTACGTCGTACCTCCGAACGGATTGCAGGGTCCGTACCCGTTGCAGAAGAGCTCGAAGTTCGCCGGACCGGTTCCGTTATGGTTCGCGCTCGATCGCGGGGAGTTGAAGTTCGGACCCGGCCAGTTCGCAGACCATTGGATCGAGACCGTACCGGTTCCGGTGTAGAGCTGGCAGACCTGCGCCGGACCCTGAACCGTTCCGCTCGCGACCGCGGAGTATCGACCTGAACCCCAGACCGATCCTCCCGAGAAGACCGCGAACTCGACGAGATGGGTAAGGGTCACCGCGTACGAGGTTCGGCTACCGCAGAAGGCGAAGAGTTCGCAGCAGGTCTCCGGCGGAGGACCCTGACAACAACAGGGGACCGCTAGGAGCGAGGCGATCATCGCGAGCGAAGACCGTATATCGTCGCGACGATACCGCTTCCGTCCGCGAGTCCTCGAAGCTCTTCGCCTCCGCGTACGACGATCCGCGTGTCGTCGACGTAGGTCGAGTTCGCCGGGATCGCGACGTCGTAGAAGAGAGCGTTCGCGGTCGAGCTCGTCTCTCCCTGAAGGACGTGGTGGATCCGGAACCTCCGGAGCGAGCTCGAAGTATTCGCGAGGTACACCGCGTGAATGACCGTTTCTCCTCCGCTCTCCGCGGCGAAGAGCTGGTCATCCTGCGTCCGTAGCGTTACGCGGGAGAGCATCAGGCGATACCTCTGGTCAGGACGGACTCGGTCGCGCCCGCGGCGAACGCGGCTCCGTTCAGACATTCCGGTCCCATCGGAGGAACTACGTCGAACGCCCAGAGAATACCGTCCGCGGACGCTCCTCCGATCGTCCCGACAACGAGACCACCGACCGGACCGAGGATCGAGATTCGGCTCGGAGGATCGGCGAACTCCATCGGCTGTCCGTGTCCGTTCCCGACCTCGTACAGGTTGATCGCGGTCCCGACCGGAAGGTCTGGATTCGGGACGAGTCCTCCGCTCGCGAGCGCGATGAGCGGGGTAACCGAATAGGCGTAGACACCCGGAGTATCGGTTTCCTTCACGCCTTCTATCCGCAGGATCGAGGACGCCCCGAGAGACGCCTTCTGGCGGACGATCCCGAACCAGACCTCTTTCCCGTCTCCGATCATCGGGACGAGCTGGACGATATCGCCCGTGGTCCCGTCGCCTTCGAGGATGACCGCTCGTCCGTTCGGAGGATCCCCGAACATATACGAGCTCATCCCGGTCGATTGAATCGAGCGAGTCTGCGTACCGGATCCGGTCCCGCCCGCGGTCGAGATCCCGAGCTCCTGCCACTCGAAGACCTTGTACGTCCTCCCTTCGCTCTCCTCGAAGAGATCCGTCCCGAGATCCTCTTCGAGCTTCGCGACGATGACCCGACGCTTCCCGAACGGATCCGCCGGAGATCCGACGTACATACCCTCGACGCGATCCGCCGCGTCCATCAGTCGGTTCGCGTCGTCGAAACCGAAACGCCCGACCCTACCGCTCGTGAAGCGCCGAGTCACGGGGAGAACACTTGGAACTGGAGGACCGCGGAAGTGTTCGTACCGGCGGTCACCGCCTTCGCGAAGAGCGAAGTCAGGGATACGCGAGAGATCGCGTACTCGCCCGGGAGGAGACGAACGATCGAGACGAGCGACGTCGGAGTCGTAGCGGCGGTCGCGCTATAGGCAGTCGCTCCGATCTCGACGGGGATGGCGGTCGACAGGTTCCTGAAGTACGCCATCCCGTACGGAGTAACGTCCGCGTTCAGTTCGAGCTGCTCCGCGCTCCCGCCGATCGCCTGCTGTCCGCCGGCTCCGGTATCGGAGGCGAGATCCGCGAGGAGCGTAGAAGGCGCGAAGACGTGCTGTAGATTTCCCTTCGAGATCGAGAGTCGACCCGAGAAGCTGATTTCGTTGCTCATGCTGCTCCCCTGAAGTTCGGCGACATCGCGAAGAAATCCGCGTAGGTCGAGAACGGTTGAACGAAGATGACTTTCGCCGCGACGATACGGGCGTCCTCCGGGCTCGTCGCCGGATACGACATCGGGAGTACGTTCCCGAACGGATCGCAGACCGCGAGCTGTCGCATATGGAACCAACGATCCAGAACGAACTTGTGGGAGAAAGAGAACTTGTCGACGTCGATACGATTGATCGCGGCCCCGACGTACAGGAGCTGACCCTTCTCCGCGTTCAGGAATCTCGTGTTGTTTCGTCTCCACGTGAACGGGAGAAGGAAGAGGAGATTTGGGATCCCGGCTCGTACCTCGGTGATCGTGATTTCGACCTGCCGTACGACGTCCTGCAAGGGATTCCCGGCGACGTCGATGGGCTCGCCTCCGATGTCGCTCTGGTTCGGAGACGACCCGTACGGATAGTCGCCTCCGTCCGCGACGAGACCCGCGAGCTCGGACGCGGTCAGGGATCTCCACGCGGGAACCATAGAAGCGGAGATCGAGGCGGAGACCTCGACGTATCCGATCTCGCCCGGTTCCTTTGTCGGAAGGGTTCCGACCTCGGTCTCCGCGTATTCCCATCGGACTAGCCAGAGGTCCGCGTGTCCCGAGACCCGTCCGTAGTCGTAGTCCCTCGCGATGAGGTTCGGACTGTCGGGGAACTCCTGCCCGTATATCGGAAGACCGCCCGCGCCGAAATAGGTCGCGAGCGTAGCCGGAGACGTAAGGGGAGAGGTGTCGTCGAAGACGTGGAAGGAACGGCTCGCGGTCAGCTTCCCGCCTTTCCGCGAGACGGTTCTCGATTCGAGGAGTTCGACCACCTGAACGCTCATGCGATACCTCCCTCGACTCCTCCGACCTTCCGGGCGATCTCCGCGACTAGCTCCGCGATCCTAGCCTGTAGCGCTTGCTGCTTCTCCGCGATCGTCCTCATAGCGGCGGACGCTCCGAGGTTCGCGACGGAGAACGAACCTCCGATGCTGGTCGAGACGGACTGCGTGAAGCTCGAAACGTCCCTGACTTCCCCGAGAACTTTCTTCCTTCCTTCCAGCTCGGTCTTCAGGTTCTCGACGATCGCCTCCTGCTCTTTCTTCCTCGCGTCCTCGCGTTCCTTGTTGTATTCGTCCATACGCTTCTGGGCGATCTCGTCGAGATCGTTCCTCGCTTTCGTCTCCGCCACGAGCTGGCGGGACCGGATGAGATCGTCCGCGGCGACGTCTCCGATCTCTTTCGCGATAGCCTTCCGCTCGCGGGCGATCTCGCGTAGCTCCTGCTCCAGTTCGAGCTGCCTGCGTACGAACTCGTCCTGCTCCCTCGCGATTCCCACCAGAGCCGCGTTGTCTTCCATCTCCGTATTCGCCTTCGCGAGCGCCTCGCGTTTCGCCGCGGCAGCTTTCTCCGCCTCTTCCGCTCGCTTGCGCTCGAACTCCGCTATCTCCGCTGCTCGCTTCGCCTGCTCTGATTCCCTCTTCGCCATCTCCGCCTTCACCGCGTTCTCCGCCTTCGCGATAATCAGGCGCTCCTGCGCGGCGACCATAGCCACCGCCTCTTGCGTAGCTCCCTCGGTTTCGAGCTGGTTGATTGACTGGCGTACGAGCGCGAGCTCCCGCTGCTTCGAGAGCTCGATCCTCGACAGCTCGTCCCTCTCCTGCTCGATCCGCAGGAGGCGGTCCGCGTCTCGCGCCATCGCCTTGAATGCGTTCCGGCGTTCGAGCTCCTCCACCTCTTTCTTCAGGGCTTCCGCTTCCGCCTTCGCTCCGCTGAACGCCTCGTATATCGCTCCGCCCAGACCGTAGGCTGCGCCCGCGACGGCTCCGAAGACTCCCGGCAGGGCGTTCAGGGCTCCCTCGATATCGCCCGTCGCCGCGGCGGTAGCGGCTGCGGCTCCGCCGATTCCGAGTCCGAGACGCTTCGCTCCACGACCTCCCTCGGTCATCCACCTGTCGAACTTCGCCCCGAGTCCAGCCTTCTCGACCGTCGACGCCATCGCCGCGGTCGACGAGGCGACGGTCTGCTCCGCCTGCTGCATCCCGGTCTGGAGAGGACCGATCGCCGCAGCGACGGATACGATGACTTCGGGGTTAGCCAAGGAGCCTCCGCATTTCGCGGTCCACCGCGGACCGCCCGGTATCAGACCCGCTCTCCGAGACGATGATATCGGAGACGCTTCGGAGGATCTCGACGAAGAGATCCAGAGGAAGGTCGAGCGGGTTCCCGAAGCCCGGAGCGTTACGAGCTATGAACGCGGCGGAGCCGAGCCAGTCGAAAGAGTTCAGCTCGTCGACGGACTCGGCTCGATAGGGTTCGCGGAGCTCTCTTTCGTCTCGTATCCGCAGAGAGCCTGTGCGGTCCGGGTCAGAACGTCGGGACGAAGGGCGTTCAGCTCCGCCTCCGGATCCGCCACACCGGACCGGACCAGAGCGGTACGGACCATCTCGGTCGCGATCGAGATGCGGTACGTCGCGAGGAGAAGCAGAGCCGTCGAGCCTTTCCGCTTCGAGTGTTCGCGGAGCTCTTCGAGCCTTCGGTCCGCGTCCGCGTTCGACGCTTCGAGGTCCGCGAGGAGAGCGCTCCGCTCTTCCTCGTACGCTCGATCGCAGAGCTGGATGAGATCCCGAACCGTCAGGAGCGGGACGCGAAGTCCCTCCCGTACTTCTACCGTCTTCATTTCACGAGCCTCCCTCTGTTCTCCGGATGCATTTCGTCGACCGATCCGAACGCGTGATACCGGCGACGGAGAGAGCAGTCGACGAGCCTCCGGGTCTTGTTCCTCCAGACCACGAGCTGCCTGACCCGTTCGAGAGCCTGCTCCTCCGAGAGATGCGGAGAGATCCCGATTCGGCTACGGGTCCCATCGGAGAACCGTAGCTCCGCGATCCAGTCGTCGGGAGTCAGGACCGTCGTAGGCCAGAGCCGCATCGGTTAGCTCTCGTCCCACGTCTCGGTCGGGATCGTCCCGTCGGAAATCGCGAAGTTGAACGAAAGAGCCGCGTCCCCGGTCTTCGTCGAGGTCGCGGCGATCTCCGAGATGACCGCGGTCAGGGTGTAGTAACAGGCGGTGCTCGCGCGAAGCGTAATCGAGGATCCGCCTTCGGTCTGGGATCCGACGCCGGGAGACGAGTTCGCTCCGTCCGTGATCATCGTTCCGCCCGCGGATCCGGAGACGTCCCAAATCCCGAGACGACGACGTCGACCGGAATCGGAATACCCGGTGACGTCGGAGACGTTTCGCGAGAAGGTCGCGTTCCACGTCGCGAACTGCGCCTGATGAGCGTTCGGGAAGACGATGCTCCCGTCATTTCCGGTCAGGTAGGTCGTTGGCATTGGTTAGGTCTCGTCCCACGTCTCGGTCGGAGCCGATCCGCCGGATAGCTGGAAGTTGAATGACACCGCCGCGTCTCCGGTCTTCGCGTTCGAGATCGCGATGTCGGAGACCACCGCGACGAAAGAGAGCGTGCAGTTCGTGTTCGCGCTCGTCGAACCGGTCGACGTTCCGCTCCCGCGGGCGTGAAGGTAAATGGTCGCTCCGTCGCTCGCCCAGTCCGTCGTGTTCGCGCCCGGACCCTTCGAGTCCGCGACGAGATATCCGCCCGCGGATCCGGAGACGTCGTGGACTCCGAGCCTTCGACGTCGAGCTCCGTCGCCGAACCCCGAGATGTCCGAGACGTTCCGCGAGAAGCTCGCGTTCCACACGTTGAACTGAGCGCCGTGGTTCGTCCCCAAAGCGACTCCGCCATCGTTTCCGGTCAGGTAGGTGGGCATAGGTTAGCTCGTACTCGTACGTGTTCCGATTCCGCGAAACCGGGAAAGGGTCCGGATCGCGTGCTCCTCGACCTCCGGGACCCCGCGAGTCTCGGATCGGAGCACGACCCTATCGTACCCGGTCGGAGAAAGGGTCGCGTTGTCGAGAAGGTTCGCGAGCGACTCGGACGCGGAGAGAGCCGCGGTCGCTCCCGCGGACGTCGGATGGTACTGCTCGAACTCGACGACGAACCGCTCGCGGCTCTGCTTGTTCGTCGCGAACACCGGCTCTATCTGGTGGTCCGCGACCCGGTATACGCAGAGCGGAAGAGCCGCGTCCTCGGGAGCCGCGTTCAGGTATACGCGAGCTCCGAGCGTCGAATACCACGACGTCACCGCGGTATCGACGATGGCGGAGTTCAGGGCTCGAAGGAAATCGTTCATCAGGTTCCTCTCGCCTTTCCGAGCCTCCGGGAGATCGAGTTGTAGATGTAGTCCGCGAAGACTCGTGGAGCGATCCTCTGGACATCGACGACCGCCGGAGCGATGTACGGACGCTTGTCGATACGGGTCGACCCGCCTCGTCCCGTAGTCCCTCCGTATTCGAGGATCCGGGCGTACGGGACTCGACCGCTTCCGATCGCCCATCCGATGACCCGAGCCATCCCGAACCTCTTCGGCTTGGCTTGCCAAGCGTTCCAGAGGCGACCGGTCTGGGTAGCCGGAGGTTCCCCGGGCTTCGAGCTTCTCGCCGGTTGACCCACGTACCAGTTCCCGCTTCCGGGCTTCCCGAGGTTGTCGCGGATTCCCTTCTGGATCCGGAGGATCAGATCCTCGGAAGCGTCCGAGCATCCCTCGACGATCGCGTCAACGATCTCCTGTCTCGGGAAGCTGTATCTCGCTCCTCCGTTCGGTCCGTTGGTCGCTCCCGTACTCATGTTCTCGGGAGGTCCTCTTCGAGCGAGGCGATTAGGTGGCGGAGCGGATCTCCGGCAGCTCGATCGTCGGGGATCCGAACCGCGTCGACGCGATAGGTTCGGGTCGCTCCGGAGACCGATACCTGTACGAGGTCGCCTTCGCGTAGGTCCGTCGACTCCGCGAGACAGTAGAGCGTCGCCGCGTACCTCGTGTTCATCCGACCGTAGCGGTCCGCGACTCCGCCCGCTCCCTGCTGGAGATACCCGGCGATGGTCGCGGTGGCGGTCGGAGCCGTCGTCGAGGCGACGACCGCTCCCGCTGTATCCCTCCCGGACGTCGGGCGTATCCGAGTCAGGCTCCGCCCGTAGGAGTCGATGAGCGAGGGGATGCTCATCGGATACGGGTCCTCGATCCGAGCCGCGTACGGATCGAGCTCTCGATCCGTCCGAGATCCGCGTTCGTGTAGGAGTAGTCCCCGAGCGATTCGCTCGCGACTCCCGCGTCCCGTTTCCGATCGCGATACAGACCCGCGGCAGCTTCGAGCGCGACCTGCTCGATGTCGTACGGGATCGGATCGTACCCGCCCGTGTAGTGGAGGAGTACGCTCCGCGGTTTCGCCTCGAACTCCGGTAGCCAATGGTCACTAGGCCACGAGTCCGAAATCAGGTGGATGATCCCCGCGTCGTAGTCCACCCGCGTATCGAGCGTCAGGTCCCACGCTCCCGTAAGGAAGGCGGTACTCCCGAGGACGTTGTATCCGCCCGCGGGATGCAGGAGCTGTACCGGTCCGTCGAAAAGGTTCGTGGCGTCGAACCCGGTGGTTCCGTCGATTGCGGTAGCCATCGCCGCGAGAGTCTTGTGGGAACCGAAAGAGAGCGAGGTCTGGTGCTTCTGTCCGTTCGAAGCGACCCGCAGGAGATGTACCTCGGTCGGAAGGACGTTGACCGTAAGAGCGATGCTCGTATCGCCCGACGCGGGACGTACCTCAATTGCGGTATTCGCTCCGACCGCGACGTATTCGAGGCGCGTAATCGGAGGGTTCCGAACCGAGATGCTCTTCGTACGTCCCGCGACGTCGCGCCACTCGTAGTATTCGCGGCTCTTCAGTTTCCTTCCGACGATCGCCTCGACCATCGCGCTCGCGCGGTCAATCGAGGCTTCTAGGATCGTCTCGTCGACGCTGACGGAAAGTCCGAGGTAGGTCTGGAGCTTCGCGAGAGTCGTGAGAGAGTTCGGGTCGACCGCCATAGGTCACCTCGCCCAATCGGGCTTTCCGTTCGAGACGTACTCGGAATGATACTGGTGCCGCGCGGCGAGCCTCGCGTCCGGCCACGAGACGACGACCTGCATATGTCCGATCCGGACTCGATTCGCCTGCCAGACCTTCCGTCCCGCCGCGGCGAACTGCTTCCAGAAATGGATGTCGTCGTCGACCCGTCCGTCGCGCCAGCTCCCGTCGGGAGCGGGTCGACCGCAGAACCAAGGTTTCGGGAGATCGCGGATCGCGGACGTACGGATGAGGGTCATTCCGAAGTGCGCGGTGGCTACTTGAAGAGCCTCGCTCTCGATCTCCTCCACCGTCAGGTTCGTTCGCGGCTCTCCCTTATCGTCGTTGCAGGTGATGAGTACGGTCTGCCGTTCTCGACCTACCTGCATCGCCGCGACCGCGTCGAGGTTCTTCCGAACCGCGAGACGGTACAGGGAGACGACGTCGTCTCGGTTGAATATCGAGTCGTAATCGACGGTCAGGATCCATTCGCAGGAGGGCTTCGCGATCGCGTCCTCCATCAGGCGTTCGAGGCATTGGCCCCAGAACGCTCCGGTGTGCTTCGTAAGGTTGATTCGGAGCGGGAGGAGAGCTCCGAAAGAGCAGAACATGTTCTCCGTCCAAGCGAGACGAGGCATCGAGATAAGAGCTTCGACGTTCGGAAGAGCCTCGATCGGCTCGACCTTCAGTCCTCGAACCCCGAGGTGAAGCTCGTCCGGTCCGCTCGTCCAGTTCGCGACCTCTTCGAGACCCGCCGCGCGAGCGAGCTCCGTAAGCTTCCCTCGGTTCCATATCGAGGCATGCTCTCCCGAGGCTCCGAGGAGTCGCCTCTCGACGTCGGGAGCGGTCCCGTTCCGGTAGGCATCCACGATCCTGTCGAAGTCCGGGACCGAGATCCGGAGCTCCCCGTTCGTACGGAGCTTCGACGCCCAGAGCCTGACCGCGTCGACCGCGGTCCCGCCCGGATATCGGATGACTTCGTCCCGAGCCTCGATCGAGTCGAGCGACCGATCCGCGAGCTTCGCGAGCTCGTCCTGTCCTGCCAGCTTGCTTGACTTCCCGTCCGCCGAAATCTCGAAAGGCATCCCTGTTTCCTCCACGCGCAACAGGCGAGCGTCCCGAGACGCTCGCCCGTTGCGGTGCGTTCGTGGAGAGATGCTATCAGGTCGCGAGGAAGTACCGCGAGCCCGCAGCCGCAGCCGAGATCGGAGCCTCTCCGGGGTTGTCGAGGACGCAGACCGCGGAGGTCGTGTTCGCCGACGTACCGCCGATGATCGCGAGGCGGAGATACCGCTTCTTGGCGCGGAGGTCGAGACCGAGGACCGCGTAGGAGTTGGTCACCGCCGTCGAGGTGTTCACCGTACCGGGGAGTCCCGAGGTAATCGGGAAGCCCGCGATCGCGGAGAAGCCCGTCGAGTCGGTGATATCGGAGTGTTGGATCGAGAGCGACGTCGGAACCGAGGTAGCAGTCGCGCAGAAGAGCGAGATGTGGAAGGTCGCGCAGTCGTAGCCGCGAGCGTCGACGACGTTTCCGACCGCGCCGGTTCCGCCGACGATGCTCTGGGATCCGATCGCGACGATGGACTTGACGTTCTGGGAGGGAATCATTTCAGGAGAGCCTTTCGTTCAAGTCCGGACCGGGAGCCATCTCCCGGTCCGGACGAGGAAGAGGGGTGCTTGGAAATCAGAGGTACAGGCCGACGATCGGACCCGAGTCCGTGGTGTCCCCGACGTTCGCGACCTTGATGTCGAACCGCTCGATACCGCGGATCGCGACCTCGTCCTGCTCGAAGGCGTTGAGCGCCGAATCCGAGAAGGCGATCGAGGTCTGCTTGCGGTCGCCGAAGTACGCAGCCATCGAGAGGTCGCCGAACAGGAGCGGGATCGAGGCAGCCGCGTACGCCTTCGGCATGACCTGAACGAACTCCACCGGATACCCGTAGAAGACCGGGTTCGTACCGCCTTCGCGGATCTCGCGAGCGGTGACGCCGCCCGCCGCGTACGCGAGACGCTCCATCACCTCGTGATAGAAGGTCTTGTGGCAGTACCACTTCGCCGAAGGCGAATCCGCGTACTGCGGAAGACGAGCGGGGAGAGCGAGGATGTCCGAGGTGACGATCCCGCTCGCGCCCGTCCACGCGGTGGCGGACGAGTCGAAGAGACCTTTGATGTTCCCGACCGTACCGTCGACCGCGAGGAGAGACTCCGCGACACCGACGATCCCCGAGTAGGTCTGCGTGCCGTCCCCGAGGAACCCGCACTGGTCTTCCTTCAGGGCGAAGGCGTACGCGATCTCGCGACCGATGTCGTCTCCGAGATTGACGAAGGCGTCCTCGTTCAGTTCGTTCGAGGCGGTCGTGAGCACCATAAACTTCTGAGCGACGAGGTTGACTTGGTCGAAGGTCTGCTGCGACTCCGTACCCGCGGCAGCTTCGCCCACCGCGTACGCGGTCAGGGTCGCCTTCCGTCGCGGGAGACTCTTCTTGTCGCTGCCCATCGGGACGTTCTTCGCGTTCCGACGGAAGACACCGTACTGCTCGCGGAGCGAAATCAGAGCCGTCTCGAACTCCTCGGGGACGAGGAACCCGCCCGCGGAGTTGACGTTCTCCTGATGTCCCTTGACGGAGATCCCGTTCGAGGCGCACCAGTCGATGCTCTTCTGGTGGTTCCGAGCCGCGGCGACGAAGCGACCGAAGCGGTACGCGAGCTCATCGTTCTTGAAATACTTGGAGCGACCGTCGACGCGGAGCGGGCTCGAAACCGAGACGCGCGGGGTCGCGACCGCCTTGATCTCCGACGCGATCGCCTCGCGTACCGCGAGACGGAGGCTCTTCTCGGGAGCGGGCTCTTCCGCGGGCTTCGGAGCTGCGGTATCCGTCTCCATCGCCGGAGCGAGCTTGACTTCGTAGGAGAGCTGCTCGGGAGCGAGGACCGAGCCGGACTCGTCGGTGACCACGACGCCTTCGAGGTACAGGGCCTTCGCCTTGACGAAACCGGACGCGCCGGTCTGGTTGGCGATGTTCTGGAGGTTCTTCTGAACCTCCGCGAAAGTCTTGAACTGCATTGGATTGGTTTCCGAAAGGTTCTAGGGGAGGAAGCTACGCGCGCCCCTACACCGTTTCGGCGAAACCGCCACACGTCCGAGCCGGGCTTCCCTGACTATACCACGAGCTTTCCGCTCGCCTTCGCGATTTCCTCGCGGGCGATACGAGAGACCTCGTTCGTCCCGATACGAGGGACCACTATCGAGATCGTCCGGCGCTCGACAGCGGGCGAGCTTGGCACGACGACGGATCCGAACTTCTCCGCGGCGGACCTGCTGACGAAACCCTTCCGAACCGCCGTGATAAGAGCGTCCTGATTCGCCGGTATCGACACCACCGATACTTCGAGGAGCTTCCATTTCGAGAAGACGCGACGTACTCCGGGTCCGTACCTTTCGACGTCTCCCTTGCTCGCGATCCGCGGGCTTCCGTCCATCGGCATGAATCCGATGGACACCGCCTTCAGGACGTTCGCCGCGACGAGACCTCGAACGTAATCCGGGAACCAATCTCCCTCGTACTCGTCCGGACGGGGAGCGAATACAAACTCCGCCTCGATCGCGGACTCTCCGCGACGGAGGGAGATCGCTCGTCCGATCGGCTGCG